TGGTGGTGGGAAAGCAATAGAAGCATACCCATCAACATATTCTTGCGTGGAGAGTGGGATCCGTTTCGTCCCACATTGAGAACGTTTGCCAACAAAGATCTGGAAATTCTGCATGGCCCAATTTGCAGTTTGAATGACATTGCTCGCAAGAAGAGCAAACGTAAATCAATTACTCTGGTCAGGCGTGTTGATTAAGTTCATGTGTAAAGACACAAGAGCCGCATAACTGACAGCATGTGCCTTTTTAAATGTGTAACCTTGTGAGTCATCTCCGTCCCAAACTGACGCAAACACTTCGGCCCAAGGTCGGGTTTGTAAGTGTGCTTTGCCTGGACGAATAATAGATATAAAGGCCGCCATCCTGGGTATTGAATCTGGTTTCATATATGCCAGCAAATCAGTATAGTTGCCCACGTGTACCAATTGCCGGGCCCATTCACAATCAGTCCATAGTCGCTCCCAAGGTGGTGGACTGATCAACATTGATTCATAGTGTGCAGGATCCTTTATTAACTGATACACGCTCATGTTCAAGAAGTCCAGTTTGAAGTATCCACGAGATTCAGCAGTTTCGTAGTCCAAGGCCGCACAGTTGTTAACCGGATCTCTTGGTATGTTGGTAACATACACACCTGAGTTGTGTCGGCGACCGTTGCTTTGCCGTGCCGGAGTGTGCTGAATCAGTTTCAGTATATCCTCTCTGTTGGCGAAGTCAATGTCAATGTCTGCGCTCATTCTTGTACCAATGCTGCCACTATTCTAACTCTTTCTTGTGCTTGCTGAACTGCTTCCAAGGCATCTGCCACACTAGGATGTTCTTGGGCCAATTGTTCAAGTCTTTTTTCTTCTGTCATTTGTCGTTGTGCCCATTCGATTACTGCCTCAGCGGCTGGGTTCAACCCCACGGAGGCATGTGGCATGTTCAGTTCCTGCCAACTGCTGCCATCATATACTTCCAGTCGTTGGAGACTGGTGTTGAAACGCAAGTTACCAACACCTTGAGCACCTGGATTGGCATTTACATAAGTGCTGGCACTGCCGCCTATCACTTGCATGTAACGACCACTGGCGTGAATTGCTTTGATCATGTTACCATCCTGCCTGTTTCAATATTTCTTTGGCGTACTCTTGATCCGCTGGGTAGTTAGCAAACTTCTTTTGCCAAGCATCAGAGTCAATGTAGGGCCAGATCATGGCCACTTGTTCTGTACTCAGTTCACTTAGAAACTTTTGTCCTGATTCTGAATTGTAAATCACCCAGGGTGAGATACGTCCTGCTGTGACAGCATAACATAGTGCATTGGTATTGCCATATCTCATCCAATCATGCGCAGGATTGCCTGTCTCCTCTGCCCAACGCATACTGTATTCTACTGCTCGTGCCAGAGCATCTGCCACTGCTTCCACACGCAGATACTCCACGAGATATTCTGTGTAGATGTTGTCACTGCACCAGTGGTCAATTTTCTTTTGTGCTTTCAGCAACCATGTCATGAAACGATCCGGAGCCACCACTCGAGTGTTTACACAGTAGTTGCCAAATTTTACAAATGCTCGGTAGTATGGTGAGTCACAAAAATCTTCATGTGTTTTGTTTTTAGCCGAGCCTTGCATGGTTTCATAGAACTTGATATAGGCCTGGAACCCCATACGCACACCTGCTTCGTCTTTGGCCAATCGCCGACGTTTGGGTTCACATGCATGAACTGCTATTGATGTTTCTCTAGCAAATGTTTTTTTGCAATACTTGCACGTGAATGTCATTTCTTTTCATTGCCTGCTTGCTTGTTGTACTCGTCTATTTCTCGTTGTGTGGTTATTTGTGCCATCACATCTATTTCATCATCTTTGTAGTCTGGGTACATGGCTACCAAGGCCTTGCGTTTGGCACTGAGTCCTGCTTCTTTCTTTCGAGGAGCAATCCAGGGATGCCTCGGTGTACCCAATCCTGGACTTACACTTGTGGCCATGAGCCATTGCAGTCTAGGATGCTTGGCCACATCAAAGAAGTGTTTGTTCAATCGCTCGTTGCAAGAAATAACATAGAACTCCTGCAGTTCACGCGAACCTTCCACAGCCGAACCCCAGCGTATCATAAGATAGTTTGAAAACTTTTTCTTTTCTTCAGGAGTCAACTCGTCATAGAATGTTCTGACCTTGCGATCAAACATACGCATTTCGTTGGCAATGTTTAGTCGATCACTCATTATTTTTTTCAAAATGATATACAGGCACTGAATTTGATTTCAAACTAAGAGTTTGTGGCAATACATGTTTTTTATGTAACCGGTAGCCAAGATGTTTCATTGCGGTAAGTATTATTTCTTCTGGTATAGTAATTACAATTCCGCAAGTTTTTCTATCAGTTGTAATGTGTCTCATACCAGGACTGTTGACTTCTTCTTCAAACCAATTTAAAATCTTCCCTGGATTATCAAGTATTACTGTTTGAGGATTGCAGTTATTAACCAATTCTTCTAAAAATAATAGTGGCGCATGACTGTGATAGATAACTCCCATTACCACAACCACTTCGGTTGGACCAATTTGATTTAAGTCGTGGTGCATGTCCCCTAACAAAATACGGCATGATTTTAGTTTAGGATTTGATCTAAGTAACGCAACTGACTGTTCACGTGCCTCAATCAGTGTCAGGCTACGAGGATCATGATCCATAATGCATTCACTGATCCATCCATCAAACGGGCCAATTTCTAATACTGATTTATTTTTACACAAATGTAAAAAATGATCACTAATATACTGCCAGACATCGTCCCCGTTGTTATTAATATCACTCATGTTCTTTGCTCAATTGATAGATCATTATAGCACGTTCCAGTGCGTCTTGTAAAGTGGGATTGGTTCTGGCCGCTCGGCGTATTTCTCCCCACAGTTTGTCTTCCTGAATATGATCACGCAAGGGTCTACCATCGTTTGTTCTTGAATCATAGTCGATTCGATGACCAGTTATGGGATCGTATTCACGACCGCTCTCATATCCCACTACCTGGCGTGTGCTAGGGTCAGCACCTGACTCACGAGCATATACAATACCGTCAGCACGTTCGTAAATGAGAGTGGCACCTGGCTTGAGTTTCCCCATTATCTACCACGCTTTATTGTAGTCCACAATCTCGCAGTTGCGGCTGACGTCTTTCACAAAGTACACACAGTCCGGAGTCTCACTGTCGTCTATGGGTACACACAACATTTGGCCGTTCTTGAGTTTGGGTGCATACCAGGCCACTTCTTGATACACGTCTACGATTTCTATGTTAGGGAAGGAGGGACGGAAACTACTCAGTGGATTGAACTGAAACGCCCTGAATCCTCGATCATTTATTGATGTCAGTGGCAATACTTCTAGATCGCCCACATCAGGTTCTCCAATCAAGATCTGCCAGTCCACTGGCATTCGTATTCTATTGGTGCCTATTTGTAGCACCAGAGCAGGTGCATTGAAACTTTCCAAAAAGATCAGTGGAATATAGTGATAGTCTGGATTGGCCGGATCTGAATTGTCCAAGATTGCAAATCTCATGTCTTCTACCTGTTCAGGCAGATGATCAAGATTGTAGAATCTATTTTCGAGGGTAAGTATTCGCATGTTTTTAGTGTATATTATTTTATAGTAGAAGTCAAGCAATTTTCATCCACTCAAGTTTCTCTGAACTGAATGGATAGTTGGCTTCTCGATAAAACTGTTTGCGTTTGGTTAGATGTCGTTTGGCAAATTTACAGGTTGAAGTTATATCCCAAATTTGCACGTGATCTTTGTCTTCGGCTTTTCTTATGCCACGTCCAATGCTCTGGATAACACGGACAAAACTTTTGCCGGGTTCAATGAGAACCAAATTAAAAATTCGCGGAATATTGATACCCACAGCGGCAACACCATATGTGGCCACAATAATTTTGTCTGCTGAGTCAGCAACTTCGTCGTATTCATCTTGGCGGTCCTTTGCTTTGGTCGCACCGGATACAAACACAGCACGATCACCCAGTCGCTCTACCAAGGCATGCCCTGCGGCTACCCTGTCCACAAGCACCAATGTGTTGCCTGTTTCGTTTACCCGGCGTATGAGGTCGGCCATGGTGTCCAATCGGCCCGACTCTTCCAAGAGATATTTGAGTTCACTTTGGTACTCTTTATACTCCACATGATCAACCAACTGCACAATGTTCACATGACAGTTGGCCAACACACCTTGCTGTTGCAGTTCATTGGCACTCAAGCGACCAATCACAGGACCAAGGCTGACCAATAGGGCTTGGCTTTCAAACTTCTCTTTGGGGATGGTTCCGGTTAAACCCCATCGAATTGGCACCCTTGACATTACGCCTGTTAAGAGAGTTTTAAGAGCATCTGCTTTGGCCATGTGTACTTCGTCTACAATAACACATACCACGCCTTCCAAGAACTCGCCGATGGTCACTTCGCCCACACCGGACTTGGTATTCTTTAATAACACATTTAGACTTTGCCAAGTACAAATTGTATGTGTGCGCCCATATTCTTTGCGATCGCCAAAATAAACACCCACATCTTGAGCCATGTTGATGTAGTCTTTTTCTGTTTGTGTCACTAGACTCTTGTTGGGCACAATTACGATTGA